TTCTCTCTCCTGTAGGGTTTAAGTTCATTATTGGTAGGACACCTAATGTAGATTATTTTTGCCAGTCTGCATCTATACCAGAGGTAGGAATAGGTGTTAGGGAAATACCTACACCAGTTAAAGACTATTCAATACCTGGCGATAAGATAACATATGGTGATTTGAATTTAAGGTTCCTCGTTAATGAAGATCTAGACAACTACTTTGAAATATACAAGTGGTTAAAGGGTCTTACCAATCCTAAGAATCAAGCGGATTTTCAGAAGTATATTACAAGTGTAGATGAGAAAGGTAGATCATCACAGTTTCTTAAGACTATGAGTGATGCAAGACTATTAGTTCTTAATAGCAACTATAATAGTATTGCAACTGTAAACTTCTACAATATATTTCCAACATCATTGACAACACTGGAGTTTGATGCGTCAGCAACTGACATTAACTACTTTACAGCAGAGGTCAATTTCAAGTATACTATATACGAGATCACAGATAAAAATCAAAATAAAGTATGAATCTAGAAACTTTGAATGACATGTGGGAGAAAGACTCACAACTAAATGATGAAAAATTAGATCATGACTCTCTAGCAATCCCCAAATTACATGCTAAATATTTAAGACTTTACAATAACTTTACTACCCTTCGGGATCAAGCAGAGTTAGATGTAAAGCGTACTTACCGTGACAGGTGGGAATACTATACTGGGAAGTCGGAAAAACCTTTTCCAATGAAACTGATCAAAACAGATGTAGCAATATATCTGGAAGCAGATCAAGAATATCAAAAGAGTGTCCTTAAGGCAAAGTATTTAAACCAGATGGTCGAGTCAATCAAGACCATTCTCTCGGCAATTAACAACCGTTCATTCCATATAAAGAATGCGGTTGAGTTCGCCAAGTTCCTTAAAGGATATGAAATCTAACGTCGTTATACAGAAGAAGAACGAAGTATATCTAACAGTTCAATGTGAACCACATGTGAGTCACGAACTGGCAGATAAATTTACCTTTGAGGTACCTGCAGCGAAATTCATGTCAGCGTATAAAAAGAGGTATTGGGATGGAAAAATCAAACTCTTCAGCCCTGCAACAGGTGAGGTATATGTTGGTCTTCTACCTTACATTATTGCGTTTTGTGAAGAAAGAGGATACGAGGTTATCCATAGAGACAATGAATTCTATGGTCTTCCATCAGAGGTGGATGAATTCGTTACCCCTCAAGGAATAGGAGACTATGTAAAGACACTTAACCTACCACACAAGGTCAGAGACTACCAGTATAAAGGGATCTACGAAGCACTACGACACAAAAGAAAACTACTACTGTCACCCACTGGATCTGGTAAGTCATTAATGATCTATGCATTGACTAGGTTTTGGACACTTAAAAATTTAAAAACACTTATAGTTGTTCCTACTACATCTCTGGTAGAGCAGATGTATCAGGACTTCAAAGAGTATGGTTGGAATGTCAAAGAACATTGCCACAGAGTTCGTGGTGGTATCAACCCTGATTCTGACAAGGATGTGATAATAACCACATGGCAGTCAGTATACAAACTACCAAGACAATACTTTGCAAAGTTTGGTGCTATCATAGGTGACGAAGCACATTTATTTAAAGCAAAGTCATTGACTAGTATCATGAATAAACTACATGACTGTAAATACCGCGTTGGTTTTACAGGTACACTTGATGGTACAGAAACAAATCGCTTAGTGCTCGAAGGTGTATTTGGCACAGTCAATAAGGTTACTAAGACAGAAACCCTGATTAAGGATGGGCACCTTTCTAAATTTCAGATAAAGGTATTAATATTAAAACATAAGAGAAAACCATTTGATACCTACCAAGAGGAGATGGATTATCTCGTAGAGCATGAGAATAGAAATAAGTTTATACGTAACCTAGTTTGTGACCTATCTGGTAATACACTCGTCCTGTTCAACTACGTTGAACGGCATGGAATGCCACTTTTTGAGTTGATAAATAGCAAGGTAGGGGATAACCGTAAAGTCTTCCTCGTCCATGGTGGCATAGATACTGAAGACCGTGAACTAGCAAGACAGATCGCAGAGACTACAACTGATTCAATTATCGTGGCGTCTTATGGGACTTTCAGCACTGGTATTAATATTAGGAATTTACATAATGTTGTCTTTGCATCGCCTAGCAAAAGCAAAATAAGAAACCTTCAGAGCATTGGCAGAGTTCTAAGGAAGGGTGAACATAAAACAAAAGCAACTCTTTATGACATCGCAGATGATATGTCTAAGGGTCGCAATAACAATTACACACTAAATCATCTGGTTGAAAGAGTTAAAATATACAATGAAGAAAACTTTGATTATGAATTCATTGATGTCCCAATCAAGGAGAGTCATGGATAAAACAGAATTTTTAGCAGCAATTAAATTGGTGTCTGGAGAGGAACTCCTTTCTATGGTAACATCCGTGCATGACGAGAATGGCGACTATTTAATTGTAGAGAACCCAATAGAAGTAGAAGAGGTAATACTTCCTAACAAACAAGCAGGAGCAAAAGTACAACCTTGGATGAAGTTTTCAAGAGAAGAACAGTTTGTTATTCCCAAAGAACATATCATTACAATCGTTGAAGTAACTGAAGAGGTGGCAATATTTTACCACATGTCTCTAAGAAAACTTAATAATGATTTTATAACTGACGCTAAAGGTAAAATCTCTACCGTAGATGAAGCTCGTATCAAACTCGATAAGATCTTTAAACAAGGTACTTAAATGTCCCTTGAATTCGCACACTCATAGTGTAATGTTTTTTCCACACTTTGTCAAGCCCCTATTGACACTGTGTGGATTTTGTTATAAAATATAGTATACGAAACAAATAAATGAAACGTAAAAGAGTAGTATCGGAGCATTATGTAAACAATAAAGAGTTCTTAGAAGCGTTGGTAGTCTTTAAAGCAAAGTGTCTTGCTGCGAAAGAAGCAGGAGAACAGCGTCCCCAGATCTCTAATTACATAGGAGAATGTTTTTTAAAGATAGCAACACATCTATCATACAAACCAAACTTTGTCAATTACATGTTCCGAGAGGACATGATATGTGATGGCATAGAGAACTGTGTGCAATACATAGAAAACTTTAACCCAGAAAAATCTAAGAACCCATTTGCTTATTTTACTCAGATCATTTATTATGCTTTTCTTAGAAGAATACAAAAAGAGAAACGTCAATTGGAAATTAAAAACAAGATATTAGATAAGTCAGGTTATGAGGTTGCCTTCCATACAGATGACAAATCAGGTTCCTCAGACTATAATACAATTAAGGAGAACGTGCAGATAAAAATTAAATGACATTTCCTGTTACAATCGTCGATAATTTTTTTGATGATCCTGATGCTATTGTGGAAGTGGCAAATAATTTAAAGTATTTTAATCCACAAGGAGGTCACTGGCCAGGCACTAGGACTAAAAATTTACATATAGATGAACCTAGACTTCATATGTATTTTACTCAAAAATTAAATTCTATATTTTTTGGAGATAATCCTGATTACTGGAATACTCAAGCACACTTTCAATTAATAAGTCCTATTGATCCAGAAAATCAATACTCAAAAAAGAATAGAGGGTGGATTCACATAGATGATAATTCATGGTATGGTGGTATAGTTTATTTAAACAAACATCCAGAACCAGATACAGGAACCTCAGTATACAAACCAAAATACGGATACATGCACCAGTATGAAGAAGAAATACAAATGAAAATGAAACTTTACAGAAACGAATCAATATCTGAAGAAGAATATGAGAAAGCATTTGATGCTGTGACAGAACAGTATGTAGAAACAGTTACCATAGAAAATGTGTATAATAGATTAGTCGTTTTCAGTAACAAAACACATCATGGTGTAAAAACTTTTGGCACTAAACCAAGATTAACATTGAACTTTTTTGGCATTGATTATTCTGGTAAGAGACCACCATTAGTGAGGGCAAGATGAAGATAGCAATTATTACAGATCAACACTTCGGTGCAAGAAAATCTAGTCGTGTATTCCATGATTTCTTTAATAAGTTTTACACAAATGTATTCTTTCCTACACTAAAAAAACGCGGGATCGACACGGTTCTGGATCTAGGAGATACTTATGACAATCGTAGGACTCTAGATCTCTGGGCAGCAAACTGGAGTAAGACAGAATACTTTGATAAGTTAAGAGACATGGGCATCACAGTTCACTCTCTTGTGGGCAATCATACAGCATATTTTAAAGACACAAATGACGTTAACACTCTTGATGGTATTGTTGGCGAGTATAATAATATTCATATCTACAATAAGGCAACAGAGGTAGAGATAGGTGGATTGCCTATTCTATTCATACCTTGGATTAATCAACAAAACTCAGAAGAAACATATAAAAAAATTGCCGATTCTAAATGTACAGTTGCGATGGGTCATTTAGAACTCAATGGATTTGAAGCACATCGTGGTTATATCATGGATCATGGTGATAGCACAGCACCATACAGACACTTTAAAAAAGTATTCTCAGGTCATTTTCATCGTAAAAGCACTAGAGGTAACATATCATATCTTGGTAATCCATATCAAATCTATTGGAATGACTATAGAGATGCACGTGGATTTCATATCTTTGATACTGAGACATTAGAACTAGAGTTTATAAAGAACCCATATGAAATATATGAAAAGATATATTACCATGAGGACAACATACAAACAGGTATGTTTAAATACCATGAGTATTCTCAAAAGTTTATCAAGATTATTGTAGAAAAGAAAACTGATACAGATAAGTTTGAAAGATTTATTAGTCAGTTGTATTCTGCAGGAGTTCATGAAATCAAAGTCATAGAAGATCCATCGTTTGAACAAGATCTTAATGAAGAGATAGATATAGAAAGAGAAGACACTCTGACAATATTAGAAAAGTATGTTGATGACATGGAACATTCTGATAAAGATGCACTTAAAAATATTCTCAAGTCATTATATGTGGAGGCATTAGAATTAGTATGATGTATATTCTGGCAGTCACAGGTAAAGAATCTGAGGGTGCTTACGCTGTAGATGAAAATGATAAACGTAAAGTTTACATGTTCCTTGACAAAGATGATGCAGTACGCTATGCTGGCCTTCTGGAAGCTGATAACTTTCCAGATATGTCAGTTGTAGAAGTTGATGATCAAGAGATCATACAAGCTTGTGTTAAACATGGACATGAATACTTTGTTGTCACTCCTGATGATATAGTAATTCCTCCTAGATAATTTTTGTCTGAATGATTATTTTTAAAACTGTACGTTGGAAGAACTTTCTTTCAACTGGTAATGTGTTTAGTGAGATACAGTTAGATGCAAGTCCTGCTACATTGATAGTCGGTGCAAACGGTGCGGGTAAATCCACATTTCTGGATGCCATGTGCTACGCTTTGTTCGACAAACCTTTTCGTAAAATAACCAAAGGGCAATTGGTTAATGCTGTGAATGAAAAGGAGTTACTTGTTGAGTTAGAATTTAGTATAGGTTCACGTGAATATATGGTACGCAGAGGGCGAAAACCTAATGTGTTTGAAATCTATCTCAATGATACAAAAACTAAGGAAGAGGCATCTACCTTAGAACAGCAAAAATATCTGGAGCAAAGTATACTGGGGTTGAATTATAAATCATTTACTCAGGTGGTGGTCTTAGGATCATCTTGCTTTGTTCCATTTATGCAACTCAATCCACCTAATCGTAGAGAAGTTATTGAAGATCTATTAGACATTCGTATTTTTTCTACCATGAATGGTATTCTAAAAGAACGTTGTAAAGGTATTAGAGAAAACATCAGAGAGGTAGAGTATCAATTTGATCTAGCAAAGAATAAAGTTGAGACACAACAAGCATTGATAGATCATCTTAAAGAACAATCAAATGCAAACACTACAAGACGTAAGACAGAGATTAAAAATATTGAGAAAGAGATACAAGATATTACAATTGTTGTAGATAAAGATCTTGACTTGTCTAAATCATATGAAGAGTCCCTAGTGGAATATCAAACGGTTGATACTGATTTGTCACAACTCCGTATCTATGAGAGTAGATTTAAAGACAAACAAAAAACATTTAAGAAAGAGTACAAATTTTTTGAGTCCAATGAACATTGTCCGACTTGTCAGCAAACAATCACAGAAGAACTTAGAACTAATAAGAAATCTGGAATTACTGATCAACTCAAGGAAGTTGAAGAAGCAACAGAAAAACTCAGAGGAGAGTTAGATAGTATCCTAGTAAAAATAGAAGAGAAAAATGAAATTGCAAAAGAGTTATCACGTTGTCAGCAAGCAATCTCAGAATCACAAAGAGAGATACAGTATCGTAAGCGTCAGATAAAAGCAATTGAAAAGAAAATAGATGAAGCAACTGGTAGTAATAGTAGTCTAAAGAAAGAGAAAGACAAACTTAAACAACTAGCAAAGGATGGATTAAAGGTAGAGGAATCCCTACTTGACGAGAAAAAAACACGTGACAACTATAATACTGTCACAAACATGTTGAAAGATACTGGAATTAAGAGTACTATAATAAGGAAGTACCTACCAGTTATGAATCAACTGATAAATAGGTATTTAAAGGAACTAGATTTCTATGTCTCTTTTGAACTCGATGAGAATTTCATGGAGACTATCAAATCTAGATTCAGAGATGAGTTCTCATACGCATCCTTCTCAGAAGGAGAGAAGATGAGAATAGACTTAGCACTTCTCTTTACATGGAGAACAATTGCTAAGATGAAGAACAGTGCCAATACTAATCTACTCATCCTAGATGAGATATTTGATAGTAGTCTGGACACTGCAGGAACAGATGACTTCCTAAAAATTCTACACACTGTGTCTGACAAGACCAATGTGTTTGTAATCTCACACAAAACAGAATCCTTACAGGACAAGTTTGCATCTACCTTAATGGTAGAGAAAAAACAAAACTTCTCAGTTATAACAAAGGAGGAATAATGAAAGTCCCCAACTGGCAGCATCATTCCAAGAAGGAAAAGAAACGCCACCTTAAACCACAAGCATTACGACAGGCACGTGCCAGAAGTAGACAGTTGATAAAGTGTCTACTCAACCCTCCCAAGCGGAGGGTTTCTTATTATAATGTGAGTATACAACAAAGCAATTATCATGAACATCGTCAAAGAATCACTTGCTAAACTACTTGCCACAGAGAATCTTATTGTAGAGCATCGTCCTGTAGAGACAGCACAGTTTGAAGTATACAGCAGAGTCCTAACTCTACCTACATGGGAGCATGAGTGTAATGATGTTATCGACATGTTCATCGCACATGAGGTAGGTCATGCATTATACACACCAGAAGATAACGACTGGTTAGATGAAGTTCCTCAGTTATTCCTAAACGTAACAGAAGATATCCGTATCGAGAAACTTATCAAGCGTAGATACGAAGGTCTTCCTAAGACATTCTTCAAAGGTTATCAAGCACTTGACATTGACGAGTTCTTCGGTCTTACAAACAAAGATCTTACACAACTCAATCTTGCTGACAAGATCAATCTACAATACAAGATTGGCAACTACAGAGACATCCCATTCACAGCAGAGGAAGCAGCATTCCTTCCTAAGTGTGATGCTCTAGAAACATTTGACGATGCAGTTGCACTTGCTAAAGAGATCTTTATATTCTGTCAAGAGCAACTTGACAAGCAACAGAAAGAAGAAGCACCTCAGCAAGATGACGCTCTAGACTCAAACAATCCTCTAGAAGATCTATCCACAGGTAAGTCAGATAACAACAACACTGTAGAGTCATCTAATGCTCCTACAGAAGCAGGAGAAGAAGAAGGTCAGGAAGAAGCAACAGACTTACAACCAATTGACATTCTTAAGGACAGAGATGCACAACCTACTGATGAGCAAGAAGAGTGGCATGGCAATCCAACTACACAAGCAGGACGTCAGAACGGTCCTACTGATGCTACTCCACAAGTATCTACTGCACAGGCAGCAACAGAGTCACAAAAGAAATTTGTTAATAAGGAAGCAGGAGAGAATATCTATGTTGAGGTTCCTAAGATTCCTATCAACTACATGGTTTCTAACAAAGATATCCAAGACTATCTTTCAGATCACTATGCAAATACAGAAGCACTAAGAAAACAAACAAATTTTGCTGACGAGTATGATCTTGAGCAATCAAAATGGAGACTTCAAGATCTTGATGCATCAGATGCAGCATACAAAGCATTCAAGACATCTTCTAACAAAGAAGTTAATTATCTTGTAAAAGAGTTTGAGATGAAGAAAGCAGCAGATGGTTATGCACGTGCTACTACATCCAGAACAGGTGTTCTTGATACTGCTAATCTTCACACATACAAATACAATGATGATCTATTCAAAAAAATCACAACAATCCCTGATGCTAAGAGTCACGGTCTAATCTTCAATGTTGATTGGTCTGGTTCTATGCATCATCAGGTTCTTGATACTATCAAGCAAACATTGACACTTGTATCATTCTGTCGCAAGGTTGGTATTGACTATGATGTATATCTTTTCACTGATGCATATGAGTATCATGGAAGTTACCATGATGTTGCAAAAGAGTCTTTGATTGACGGTAAAGTTATCCTTGACAACTTCAACATGCTCAATGTTCTATCAAGCAAAACAAACAAGAGAGTTGCAGACAGACAGCAACAGAATCTATTCCGTCTTGCATCATCTATTGTTAATTACGGTGGTAATGCTGTTCCTAACAAATTAAGACTAGGTGGCACTCCACTTAACGAGTCTCTACTTGCTATGAATGACATCATCCCTGAGTTCAAGACAAGAACAGGAGCACAGAAGGTTCACGTTGTATGTCTAACTGATGGTGACGGTAATCCATTACGTGCGGGTAAGAAGTATGTTGATAGAGACGGAACAGAGTCACTCTTTGCATCACACATGGGTGCTGGATACATCCTACGTGACCGCAAGACAGGTAGAATGTATAAGTTCTCAGGAGACTACTACTCAGGACAAACAAGACAGTTCGTATCTTACTTACGTGACAGATTCCCTGAGTGTTCTTTCATGAACATCAGGTTACTAGGATCAGGTGAGTGGCACAGATTCAAAGTAGATTGTTTCGGTGACCAATACACAGAAGAGAATGTAGCACGTGCAAATGCAGAGTGGAAGAAAACAAAATCATTCATCTGTGCATCTTCATACTGGACAGTTCAGTATGGTCTAGCAGCATCAGCACTAAACACCGACGCTGAGTTTGAACCTAAGTCAGATTCAAAAGCAGATATCAAAAGAGCATTCGTTAAGTCTCTAAAAGGTAAGAAGATGAACAAGAAGATTCTATCTTCATTCATCGAACAGATTGCATAGTGCCAATCAAATTAGTGTCACATCATATATTGCAAAGTCCTATATGATGTGGCATCATTATAATATACAAATCACACAACTTCATTATCATGCCATTTGAGAGAAAACTACCAGTCAACTTCGTAGACGAGTTACGTGACGAGTTCGGTAATAACATCGACGCATCACATGTCAAAAAGTTTGCAACAAAGTATTCTGTAGGATACGCAACTGTATCTCGCAAACTAAAAAACTTCCAAGTCAAGAAAGGCACATGGAATCTAACTATACAAGAAGGCAGAGAGATCCTTACAAAAGCACTCTCAGCACCCTCTGTAATCCCCTCAGTTGAGCAGAACCTTATTCCAGAGGTAGTTGATACCTTTGTTCCATTCGGTAACTTCACCGATGTCAAGAAGATTATTCAATCAGGTATCTTCTATCCTGCATTCATTACAGGTCTATCTGGTAACGGTAAGACATTCTCTGTAGAACAGGCATGTGCTAAAGCAAACAGAGAGTTGATCAGAGTCAACATCTCTATCGAGACAGACGAAGACGATCTTATCGGTGGATTCAGACTTGTTGATGGCAACACAGTATGGCACAACGGTCCTGTAGTTGAAGCACTTGAAAGAGGTGCAGTTCTACTTCTTGACGAGATCGACCTAGCATCTAACAAGATTCTATGTCTACAATCTATTCTTGAAGGCAAAGGTGTCTTCCTTAAGAAGATCGGCAAGTATGTAAAACCTGCAAAAGGTTTCACTGTTGTTGCTACTGCTAACACAAAAGGTAAAGGTTCTGAGGATGGCAGATTCGTAGGCACTAACGTTCTTAACGAAGCATTCCTTGAGAGATTCCCTGTGACCTTTGAGCAGAACTATCCTCATCCACAGACAGAGCAGAAGATGCTCGATCTATTGTCATCAGACAAAGAGTTCAACAAGAGACTTTGCGATTGGGCAGACATCATCCGTAAGACATTCTTTGACGGTGGTATCGACGAGGTTATCTCAACACGTAGACTTGTTCACATCGTAAAAGCATACGAGATCTTTGGCAATCGTGCTAAGGCAATCACTACTTGTATCTCACGTTTTGACGAAGAGACCAAGGAAGCGTTTCAACAACTTTACGATAAGGTTGACGCAGACGTATCCTTTGAGGTATAATGGTGGCATACTGGTTACTCTATGACATTTTGGAAGAAGAAGGACTACTCGGAGAATATGGGTTCCCCTCACTGGGGGACGATGTTCCATACTACTCTCCCCCAGAAATTACTGGCAACATTGAGATCAATACAGAACAACCCCAATTCAAGTTTGATGAGGACGTGGTTCTTAGTCTCATGAAAGACTACATTGGTGAGACTTACACCAAACATTATGTGAGTGGGAACAAGTTCCAAACTCTAGATTTCATACAAGCACTCGGTGATGCCAAAGGGTTCTGCCGAGGTAATGCTATGAAATACTTAAGTCGTTATGACAAGAAGGGAACACCTACACTTGACATAAAGAAAGCAATGCACTATTGTGTATTATTATATTACTTCTATACTATGGAGGAAGCAAGTAAATGAAACTGTCTAAAGGGACACTTGACATACTGAAGAACTTTTCCAATATTAATCCGTCAATTACCTTTAAGGAAGGACAGGAATTATCTACACTATCAATTCAGAGAAACATTCTTTCTCGTGCAGTTGTAGAAGAAAAGTTTCCAAAAGCATTTGCAATATATGACCTAGGAGAATTCCTATCTGGTCTATCATTGTTTGACAATCCTGATTTTGATTTTAATAATGACAACTATGTCATCATCAAAGATAGAAAATGTCAATCAAGATATTTCTTTGCTGACCCATCAACAATCACACAACCTCCTGAGAACAGGGCAGAGATTCCTAGTAAGGATGTTTGTTTTATTGTTGCATGGAATGATCTAAACAATCTTATTAGAGCAGCATCTATTTACAGTGTTACTGATCTAGCAGTTGTAGGTGATGGTAGTGAAATCAATCTTGTTGTACGTGACAAAAAGAATGACACATCAAACAACTACTCTGTAAAGGTAGGAACTACTGATGCTAAGTTTACTTTTAATTTTAAAGTAGAATATCTTAAGTTACTTCCTGCAGATTATGAAGTTACTATCAGTAAGCATAATGCAGCATTGTTCAGAGATGCAAACAGAGATCTAGAATATCTTATTGCACTTGAACCAGATTCTGTGTATAATGGGTAAGACACCCTTTATGCTATGAATATATTTGTTACCGACCCTGACCCCACCGTCTCAGCAAGAGTGCTTCCTGACAAACACATTGTCAAGATGCCACTAGAAACATGTCAAATGCTTTCTATTGTTTGCTCTGACGAGTGGGGTCATAGTTATGGTAAAATACATCGCAATGACGGTCAAGCATACAAAACATCCAAAGGTGCATTTCGTAATCATCCCTGCACAATATGGGCAAATGATTATCTAGAAAATGCTTGGTGGTTACTCACACATGGCATTGCATTGTCTCTAGAATATACACATCGTTATGGCAAAATTCATTCTTGTCATCGACCATTACTAGAAGCAAGAGATCTTATGCCATCAGCAGACTACACTAAGCATACACCATTCGCATTCGCAGGTCCCGATGAGTTTAAATATGACACAAGCATTGACACTTTTACTGCTTACAAGAATTACATTAGCAGCAAACCTTGGGTTGCATCTAATTATCTTCGTGACCCATCCAGAAAACCGAATTGGTTATGATGTATGAATTAACAGAGGAAGAGTGGGAATGTGTGAGAGTATGTGTGTCAAATGCACCCATACCCTATGACATCACTCTTAAAAAGATACCTGGTGATATCCTAGCAAAGATAGGTGAACCAACACCTCGCAAGGGTGAACCACTAGTAGTGGCAAAATACGATCTAACACCATACGGAATACATGAATAAGATACTATTCGGTGACTGCCGAGAGACATTAAAGACAATCACAACACCAGTTCAAATGTGTGTGACTAGTCCACCATACTACGGACTACGTGATTATGGAACTGCTACGTGGATAGGAGGAGATCCAAATTGCAATCACATGAGAGATAGTAAAGTCAATCCTGATAATTGTATCACTGGACATAAGAACCATGATAAGATGGCAGGAGTTGGGGATGCAATATACAAAACTGTTTGCCCGAAGTGTGGTGCTGTTAGACAAGATAGTCAAATAGGATTAGAAGAGACACCAGAAGAGTATATTGATAACTTAGTGTCAGTGTTTAGATCAGTACGTGAGGTAATGAAAGATGATGGTACACTATGGGTAAACATAGGAGACACATATTACAATTACAGATCAGATGGTAACTATCCTAAACAGACAGTATCCAAGACCAATCAAGATTTACCTAACTTCTCTCCTGTACGTGGTAATAAACTTCAAGGATTGAAACAGAAAGACTTGATAGGTATACCTTGGATGTTAGCATTCGCATTGAGAGCAGATGGATGGTATCTCAGACAGGATATAATATGGAATAAACCTAATCCTATGCCTGAGAGTGTGAAGGATAGGTGTACTAAAGCACATGAATACATTTTTTTATTAACCAAGAATAGGAGGTATAAGTATGACAATGAAGCAATTAAAGAGCCAGTCAAGCAAGACTGGGGGACAAGAGACCGCACGAATGGTAAGTACCATAATCCTGGTACTGGCCTGGCTCCTCATAGTGGCTTATCCAAGTCTTATGACAGGAAGAATAAGCGATCTGTTTGGACAGTAACCAACAAACCATACAAGGGAGCACACTTCGCTTGCTTCCCACCTGACCTCATTGAACCATGCATACTAGCAGGTAGTGAGGAGAATGACATAGTTCTCGATCCATTTATGGGATCAGGAACCACAGCAATGGTTGCCAAGAAACACAATCGTAACTACCTTGGATGTGAATTGCATGAGGACTATGCCAGTTTACAAACTGACCGTATTGACAGCATTCCATCCCAATTACCTGCTATACTATGGAAGTAATCATCACACCAGAGCATTTAACCATGTCAAAGAGATACGAATCACCATTTTCAAAGAGTGAACTAAGGTATTTCCAGTCACTTATGCAGAATGACACAAAGACAGAGGGTAGAGGTGCTACCTATGCTAAACTAGAGATATTATTAAATGAACGCTAAAGATATGACAGGAGCAGAGAAACTCCTCTTCATTTTCTCATTCATCAACTTTCTTCACTGGGGAACCCAACTATGTCTTGTTATGTTACGTTTGGCGGGTATCGCAATCGCAAGCGGATCACTCGTGCTGCAATCGAATGGTTCATACAACATCGTAAACTCAATCGCTTCAACACGTTTATCCATGTAATTGATAAGCGTTTATGGCCTGAGGATGATGGTGCATGTATAGCAGTAGGTGCACAATCAAAACCTAGATACTTTGAGATTGAGATGGAGAACCGTCTTGATAACAAAGAACAGTACCTTACCACATTATTTCATGAGTTGATTCACTTCGAGCAACGTGTTCGTGGTACTCATAAAGTGAAATGGGATGCACGATTATGTCGTGCTGTCAATAAGTGGAAGGGACAAGTTGTACCACCAGAAACTGCCTACATGGATGAACCATGGGAGGTTGAAGCGTATGGTTCTGAACGAGGACTATATGTTGCATACAGAGAATATGAAGCAAATCTTAAAGATTGAGACGTTTTACGTTAAACCACCAGTAAATACTGATGAGATCCTTGAAGATCTCGATTGGTGTCGTAGGTCAGAAGCACCTGTAAAGGCAAATCTGACCGATTGGAACATCTCTGATTATTTTCCTGACCTCTGCTCTCAATTAAATGTCCTCTATCCGTCGTATAAAATCGAAGATCTTTGGGTTGCATCGTATGGACTGGGCGACTACACAGAAAGTCATGACCATCGTGGTTTTGATTGGTCTTTTGTGTGGTATCTGGATGCCAGTATACATTGCCCTCCACTCTGCTTCCCAGATTTAAAGCATCCATGGTTGCCACCACATGTAATTTATCCTAAAGTGGGTAATTTACATGTATTTGATGGTGGTCTAGTGCATTATGTACCACCACACACATGTAACTATCTTGATCGTACAGTTGTGTCAGGCAATCTTATACATAGGGAGGGTTTAAAAAATGACGATGGATCCTGATATTCAAAAGCACTTCGATTTTAAATATGTGGAGGGAGAACTGCACATGTTTATCAGCAAAGAGTTAGTCAAAGCACTCGGATGGACAGACAAGGACATAGAACTATCATTCGGTAACATTAAGAGAATGAATAGTTTTGATGGTGCTAGTCTCACAGTATCCACAAACAATCATTATGAACACCCATGGCACAAACACCAGAAGAACGAGAGTTAAAAGCAATAGCGAGATTTTATAAGGACACCAAGTATGGTTTTGCGACCGAGGACGGTTACTACGCAATACCTAGTGGTGGTAAGAAGTTGTCAATAATCCATAATGGTGCTATAATAAAGGTATGCAGGAACGAGGAAAGTGCTCGTAACCTAGTTGATCGCCTTCGTAAACGTAAAAAGTGAAACCTATCGTTAAGTACCAAGGTGGTAAGACACGTGAGTTACCACTCATCACATCATTATTACCACAGAACTATGATACTGTGCTCGAACCATTTGCTGGTGGAGCAGCAGTATCTTTTGCATTGGGACACCGATGTATATTAAATGATATGAATGATGCATTGATTAACATGTATCAGCAAGTATCACATCCAACTACCTTCCATGACATATTCTCTCATGTGAACTGGTTGAAGACACTAGAGCATGATGACCTCAGTGTTGAATACTATAAAGCAAGAGACTATATCAATGGCAGACATGATGACCCATACACATGGGCAACATCATATATCACAGTGAGACAGTTATGCTTCAGTGGTATGGAGAGATACAACAAGAGTGGACAGTTCAATGTACCATTTGGACATTACAAGAAGTTCTCATGTAACCTAGACTGGAACCACATGAAGTTCTTACATCAATCAGGTAGTAGCATCTATCATGGAGACTTTGAACCCATATTTGATATGGCAACAGAGGATGACTTCATATTCATTGACCCACCATACCTAGACAGACTAGGATATGCACATGGTAGTGACACATTACATGAACGTTTAGTATCATGTATGAAGAATAGCAAGGCAAAGTGGTTGTTTATACACAGTGACAATGACTTCTATCGTGATGCATTGAGTGAGTATCACATATTTTATAAGCAGTTTGGATATGCACAGAGGTTCGGTAAGAATAAGAACCATGATGCAGCACAAGTATCGCACATGTATGTCACAAACTATGAGGATAGTATGACACTTCATAGAGTGAACAACGCATCCTTGCAAACATTACTAGAACCTGATACAATAGGAGCATGAAACTAAGACCTCGATCACCTGGTACTGAATACCTCAAGCAGAATCTATTACCTCTTATTGATGGTATTGTACCAAAGACAACATCCTCTGACATATTATCAGCATGTGGACTAGGTGATACCATATCAAGTCAGAGTATACTCATCTCATTTGGTACAAGACTTGAGAAGTTTTGGAACAAAGCAATCACAGACAGTAGAGACGTACAGAACTGTCTCCCATTTCCTGATGGCACTGATAGGATCAACGTTGCCAATAACAACAGACAAGTGGATCACTTCTTCTCTATCAATGACCATGAGTTGAATAAGTTCATCTATTTGGAGAGTAAATGTAACCTTGACTTCGATACAGAGAAGAAACCAAAGAGTAACGATAAGATCAAGGAAGTGAGAACTCAATTAAAAGAGACATATCAGAGTGGTGTGGAGTGTGGATACTATGTACCTGTATTACGTGAGATACCATTGAAGGTCAAACAGCACTATCTCAAGCATGATGTACCTGTATATGGAGTGGAGGACATGTTTCGATGGTTAAATGATGTACCATTTACCATTGATGAGTACTTTAACTTCTTTCAGAACACCATAGGACCTATCATCAAGAGTAAACTCAGTGGTGTGACAGTGGATAAACCGACCACTGAACGTGTCGGTGGCGACCTCGATGCTCTATAATAAGAGTATGACACAAAAGTATTATTACGATCTTGTATGGACAGAGTACCAATACGAGAAAGAGTTGACCACAACTCAAATGCAACAGAAAGAACACATTGACGAAATGGTCAAACGTGTTGAGCATATGAAATGGCAAGACGAGCAACGTAGTAAGTGGATGGGTGGAGAAAGTCCACAGTACACTGTACCAGACGACTGCCCATTCTAAAGAATAGTCCGTGATGACTCTAAACTATTATTCCATCGCATAACAATCATGTCACAGACATTTGCTGAATTCCTACTTGACCAAGCAAACACAGGTAATGAATTACTTGCTGTACTTGAGGATATACAGGAGACCGTAGACTATGATCACACCATCTTCTAACATGAACACTATCTTAACCGTTGGACAGTGTAATACAATGATCAAAAAGTTGAAGAAGGCATTGAATGCCAGTATGGACGATCCATTTCTCTATACAGAGGAAGAGATCATCTATATGAAACGCAACTTGAGGAATTTGTACACTGAACGCAAGGAGTTAAATAGTGGAAATGGTTTTGGTTGATGAAGAAACCAAGTCTTCCCTTTTCTAAGGGCGATAAAGTCAAATACACATGTCAATGTACAGGTATCGTAACTGATCCTGCTATCATCACATTTGTATGTCCTGAGTATGTCACTGTATGTACTCATCAATGGAACGATGAAGGAACACTTCATGGTCACAAACAAGTCAACGTGCTAGTATACAGAACATACTGGCACACTATCAAACCTCATACTTCAAATGAAGAAATCAAAGAAAGTACAGTTTAATGTACTCAAGCAAGACATCACTGTCGAGCTACAACCGAAGAGAAGAGGAATATATTGGCACTATGTGAATGTACCATTTAACTATGGTCCTTTCAAAACTGATGATCAGGCAATCAATGATGCTAAACTATACTCACAGTATGGTACAACATCAAAGACACTATTAGCA